GTCATATTAGTATCCAATAAAGAATTCAATGTCAGCATTCAAACCAAAGTCGATTGCTTCATTCTTATTATCAAACAATTCCATCCAAGCATTAGATGTCAGCCACAAACGAAACTGATTCAATCTTTCTTTCTCAAAGAATTCCAAGGCTGCCAACTCATCATCGATCCAGTGTTCACACTTCTTCTCTTCACACTTGCAGTTCATTGTCGTCTCCCTTATCTGAACTACTTATAGTATGCGGAACAATATACTTTTGTATAACCAATAATCAAATAAAAAAAGGGTGGGCAGCCTAAGCCACCCACCCAACCAATCAGCTATCCAACCAGTTTATAGGTCTTGAGCTTCCGCAACATTAGCAACGATCAACAATGTGTTGTTGGTTACAGCCATGTAAATCTGATCCGCTACCTCATCGATCGTTTCAAAATCGCAATCCGCAATACGCTTTGCGATCTGTTCGACCATTGCCGCTCTGGTTTGTGTTTTGTTATGCATTAGTGCCTCCTTTGTTATAGCCATGCAATTGATCAGTTACCAACCAACCAATATATATATCATAACACAATTGCCATCAAATGTAAACAAAAATATAACATAATAGCAATAAATATTGCAATATATTGTTGTACAAATAAAAAAGGGGTATATTTCACTTTTATGGTGTACATTTGGTAGAAAATGATTTATTACCAATTCCATATAAAACCCACTCCAGATAAGGGGTATTTGTTTTCTGTCATCCAACCAACCATTAGGGCATTCTCATTTTTTTTCGGGCACTCTAACATTTTCAAAGGGGTGGATATTTAGTTGTGAACCACTGAGGTCGGAGATTATCATATGCCACAAACAGAAGAAGAACTATCTAAGAAAGCTGCCATGGCTTTACTCAAAGAGTTAGGAAAAGATCCTAAACAATTTACTAAGGGTGCTGAAGTAATCCAATTGATGATTGCAAAATCCCCTCCTAAGAGAAAGGGTCGTCCGCCAAAGGACGATGCCCCATCTGGGGAGGCTGGTAAAGCACAACCAGAACCCACAGAAGAGCCCCTAGAAGGCTCTCAGAGGGACGATAACAAAGTCTTTATGGATTTATATGATGCTTGGAAACCAGACACCTCAGAGGGCAAGAAGTACAAGGAAGAGCTAGGTGAAGCTTTAGGTGTTGAGGAAGAAGAGAATGGCAATCCCAACCCTAAGAACAAGGAGGAAGATTACTAATGGCAATACCGACAATTTCTACAGGTGGAAATGTTATTTCTGCTGATGGGACACTCAGTGTTCCGACCAAGACAGGTCAAGCAAACAAAGTTCTAAAGGTCAACTCAGGCGCAACTGGTGTAGAGTGGGCATCGGAAGCTGCTGCTGAAGGTGGTTGGACTGAGAGTGGCACCGACCTATATCCTTCAGATGCAACCAAGGTTGGTGTCGGGACAACCAGCCCAAGACGAAAGCTAGATGTAGAAGGCTCGGACGATCTCCCACAGGTCAGACTAACATACACTGACAATACCCATTATGCGGACTTTTCTGTTTCCAACAATGGTACGCTATTAGTGACGCCTTCATCCAGAACAATGAAAGTTGACACTGGAGATTCAAATGGTGGGAACCTTGAGTTCAGCAAGAGTGGTGGCATCAAGTCAGGTGGTATTACTTGGGATACTGGAGATAAAGATGTGACAGTGTACAGTGAAGCAGATCTGTACCTGGGTGCTGGAGGTAATTCTCAAAAAGTAATAATCGATAATGGCGGCAATGTTGGCATTGGCGTTACAGATCCTGATACTCAGCTTGAAGTATTCAATGGTGCTTCAACACAGTTGAAGCTTTCTTTTGATGGTACTGATAACTGCACCTTAGGTGTTGATACTAATGGGATGCTGACAATCACACCTTCTGGTGGGCAGATTACAAACACTGCTTCCAATGGTGTTATCAATAGTGCTGCACTCATGAGCAAGGGTCCACATACACACCCAGACAGGTTCGTCAAGAATACAGCCGCACCCACCCATGGGTCAGGCACAACTGCTAACTGGGCTTTTGTTGACTCTAGCAATTACACCAATTCACAGTTGACAGCACCTTCTACTTCTGCAAACGCAATTAGGCTTTTCAAATGGCAACCTAGTGCTGCATATACAGATGGTAAGAATTATGCTATCGTTCTGCCTACCTTGGATGCAACTTGGACAAGCTCATCCAACTATCTAAGATACAGGGTTGTTATTCAACAGGACACTGCAATGAGTTCTGTCTCTACTGGTGTTCAGCTACAGTTGGGAGCCGCAGGTGGATCTGATACCATCAATGGTAGTACTAGCAACTATGTCATTAAGAACATTGCTGTAACTAATCCTTCAGCATATGATTGGACAGTTGATGTGATTGGTTACTTTGATGGAAGCAAGACTATCTGGGAAGTCGTCCAACATGCGCAGTGGGGCTAAAAGAGTGTGCCTAAGAAACCACAACTACAAGAGATCAAGAAGTGCCAACAAAGCTTCAAGCATTTCTGTAGATACCTAAAGCTTATTGATAAGCAAGGTGATCTTGTAACCTTCAAACCTAATAAGGCACAAAAGGCTTTTTATCAAGAACTAGATAAAAATCCTTGGACCTATTGTCTAAAGGCTAGGCAGTTGGGAATGTCAACTGCGATTGCTGCAAGATACTTCTGGAAAGTTCTATTCACTCCCAATTATAAGATTGCTGTAATAGCACACACATCTTCTGCAGCCAAGAACATCTTTGAGATTTATACTCGTTTCTATAAATCACTTCCCAAGTTTCTTAAGTTCAAGACAGAAGCATCCAGTGTAAATGAACTAAAATTTTTTCATGGAGGTTCCATCAAGGTTTCTTCTGCTGGTTCTGCTGCATTTCGTGGTAGCACCTTCAACTCATTACACCTTTCAGAGTTGTGCTACTACACAGATCTACAAAAGACAATCTCAGCAATCTTTCAAACTGCAACTGATGATGCAGAGATCATTATTGAAACAACTGCCAATGGTCTAAACTCAGGTTATAAATTCTGGGTTGAACAGAATGGATTCAACAAGTTTTTCTTGCCATGGTGGTTTGATAAGGGCTATGCATCCACCTCTCCCACAACTAAAACAACATGGGAGATGGACTATCAAAGAGCACATAAACTTACAAACAAACAAATAGGATGGGTCCGATATGCCATTGACACAAAGTGTGGTGGTGATATCAACATCTTTAATCAAGAGTATCCTGCAACTGCAGAGATAGCTTTCATTACCAGTGGTACAAACTTCTTCAACACACTTTATAAGAGTGTTGTCAGACCAGGGAAGGATGGACTTATCATCTATCAAGAACCTGTACAATATAGATCTTATATCATTGGAGTGGATACTGCATCAGGTGATCCTGAAGGAGACTACTCAGCAGCAGTTGTCATTGATGCATCACATGAAAGACAGATTGAAGTTGTTGCAACACATTATGTCAGGAAGCCAATGATTGAATTCTCTAAAGATGTTTTAGATCTGGCTCTGAAGTATGATGCATTGGTCACAGTTGAATCAAACTCTTATGGTCTTGCAGTATTAGAATATTTGCAAACACATGCGTATCCTCACTTATATCGTAGGGCATCTTATGATAAGCTAGGGGACAAGTACATAGAGAAGCTAGGTTATAATACTAACATGGCAACTCGACCATTGATGTTAGCTAAGTTACAGGAGTGGACAAATAAAAAGTGGCTCAAGCCAGTCTGCAATAGAATCAAGTACGAAATTAATTCTTTTGTTTATAATGAAAAGGGCAAAGCAGAAGCTGCACCTGGGCAACATGACGATCTTATCTTTGCAATAGGGTTGGCTTTGATGGGGATAGATCAAGTATATGCACATCAACAGGCAATTGAATTGAAACACAGACCTACAAATATTGCAGATATGATCAAATGGGAAATGGCTACAGGAAAGAAGTATGCAGATTGTGTTGATGATTTTGACAATTCTGATTTGGAAGACAAGTTATCAGAAGTGATCCCATCATTCTAATGAAGAAGGTAGATTGGGATAAACTAAATGAAAAGATAGCCACTCAAGTTCCTAGAAGGCAGGGTGGTAGAAACAAACTAACCTTTAGACAGATTGAAGAAATCAAATGGAAAGCTTTTACCCCTGAGTATGATTGTGTAGGTGGGGTAAAGAAGTTAGCAGAGGAATATAATGTCAGACCTTGTACAATTTCTTCGATCAAAACTAGCGAAGCACATGGTAAGGGTTGGAGAAAGTACTAATATTCTGAGAAAGAAAGATATATATAAATGAAATCGAGGCAGACTCGTTAAACCTGTTTCAATATGGAGGTAGCCATGGGGTTACTAAATGAAGAGTCGTTAAATGAGGCTTTCAAGAGTGTTGCTCAAGAAGTCGAAGCTGATTCCCCGACAGAACCAGTAGTAGAAGAAGTAGTGGAAGCTACACCTTCTGAAGAGGTGGTGGAGGAAACTCCTCAACCTGAGTCTGAAAAGACTGAACCTGTGGAAGAACCAATTGATGAGGGTCATATCATTCCATATACCCGATTCAAGAAGGTTGTTGGTGCCAGGAATGATCTGCGAAGTGAGAACGAAACTCTCAAGGCACGAATGCAGCAAATGGAAGAGCAGTATAAAAACCTGCAAACTCCAAACAAAGGTTCTGTTGCACAGGAAAATGATCCTTGGTGGAAGGAATATGCTAATGATTCAGCTACTGAACCAGAAGTAAGTTCTGACTACTCAGGATTGGAAGCGAGGTTGCACAAGTTTGAAGTGCAACAGGCTCAAGGTACTTTGAGAAACGAAATTGCTGAGGCACAGAAGAATTATCCTACTGTACCTCAAGAAGTTTTACTTCAAGCAGTCATTCAGGATCCATCTACAAAGATAGATCTTATTGCTCGTCAATATCATGAATGGGTTTCTCATATCCAAGACGAAGCCATTGCTTCTCATAGACAGGATGCTAACTTAGTTGAAACTAAAGAAGCCCCTGCTAGAGTAGCTGGTAAGAGTAAAGGAAGTACTAGGAGTCTTACTACTGGTGCAGAGTCAAAGCCGAAGAATTTAGCTGAGGCTGGAGATGCTCTGCATAATTTCTTGAAAAAGAATTCCATATTTTAACAGGAGGATTTATAAATGGGACAAGCTACAAGAAGTACGCTAGAAAATTTACTTAAAGATTTTTATGTCGGTCCAATTCAGGAGACATTGAATACTGAGGTTCTAGCAGTTGAGATGTTTGAGAAGTTGCGGTTAGATTGGAATGGAAAGCAGGTTATTATTCCTGTGCATTCGTCTCGGTCTGCTGCAACTGTTGATATTGCAGGAGGTGGAGATGATCAGGATGCCAAGTACACTGACATTGCTGATGGAGCTTCATCTGTTGCGTTTGGTACTGAGACTGGTGATCTACCAGTTGCTGCTAACCAGACTTACCTACAGTTGACAGTAACTGCGAAACAACTATTCGGTCGTTTCCAGATTACAGGTCTTGCCATGGCTTCTGCAAAGAGTGGTGGTGTAGGATCGTTTGCATCCTATGTTGATGCAGAAATGAATCGTCTAGCTGACGATCTCAAGAACCTTGCTAACAGGGCATTCTTCTCTGGTGGGCATGTTTTAGGACTGCTCCATGAGAAAAAGAGCACTGCTGCAGACAAGGAGTGGGAATTCTGTGGTGATATTGCCAAGTGCAATAGTGTTCGTACTGAGCGAGCCGCAGATGTACAGGTACAGCTAAGGCGATCAGACACCATGGCTGGTGTGGGTGTTGAACTGCTATCCACTGTCAACCTTGATCGTGCTACGATTGAGTTTGATGGTGCTGTAGATACTGAGTCTGTGCCAGGGGGTGTTGCTATTTGGGTTGAGGTCACTGATGGTAATGCTACTGTTGATTATCTTGACAATGAGGTTGGTGGTGTTCTAAACAACCTTGGTAAGAATAGTCACTTTGGTAATACTCGTAGTGATGCTGCCAATTCTGGTCTTAGGTCGGTGGTTCGTACTGCCTCTAAGGAAGCACCAGTTGCTGGTCAGGTCAAGAGTTCTAAAGCCACTATGGCTCTAGAGCAGTTACAAGATCTACTTGATCAGATCGATGTTCGTTCGGGTGCTGTGCCTGATGTTCTACTCTGCCATCCTGTCATGCGACAGGAGTACATTAAGTTGTGCCAGGGTACAGTGAACATTAACCTTGCTGGTGGAGGTGCTTTGGCTAAGGGTGATGCTGGTGTGCTAAACATTAGTTATAACAACATTCCTTTCAAGGCTGCTCGTCAGTGTCCAAGAGGTCTAATCTTCTTCGTTCAGACGAAGGGTTGGAAGCTAGCTCAGCTTGAGGCACCAGGGTTTGCGGATCTTGATGGAGCAATCCTTAGTCGTGTAAACAACAAGGATGCTTTTGATGGGTACTATCGTTGGTACTTCGATCTGGTATGCACTTCACCTTGTACTCAGGGAGTCCTTACAGGTATTGACTTCTCAGGTGCTGGTGCTGGTGAGGCGTAAAATAAAGTAACCTTTCAGTTACTTAGCTCTGTAAAGGGGAGGGGTGGTAAAAAGCTGCTCCTCCCCTTTCTTTATTTGGAGTTTGTATGTGGAGTGAAATATTAGCAGGGTTAGGAGTGCTCATCTTACTACAGATAAACATACTACTAACACTATTCATCTTGAAGCAAAAGATGGATATTAAAGAGAGGAAAGAAATATTGCAGCCATCATTCAATGAGATTGAATCTCTGAGTGATGTTTATAGTTTGGAGGACAATTAACATGGCACAATTCGTTAGGAGTAGGAAGGATACAAAAGCTGAACTGGCTAGAAGGAAAGCAGCACAGCAACTTGCTGAACAACAGATGGCACAACAGGAAGATATCAAAGAGGGTTCCATTATCGGTGCTGCTGGTATGCCAGTTGGAGCAGGTATTGGTGCTCTTATCGGTGCATTAGTTGGTGGCATACCAACTGGGGGAGCAGGTGCTGGTCCAGGGGCTATAGCTGGTGCAAAGCTTGGTGCTCTTATTGGTGGTACTGCAGGAAGTGCAGGTGCTGCTGTCAAGTATGCAACAGCAGAAGAAGTAGATCCAGCATTGGTAGCTCAAGCTGCAGGAGCGACTGTAAGAGGTACGCAACAGATTGCAGAACGAGCACCTTCGTTAGTAGAAAAGTTTGAAACACCTGTTCGGTTTGAGCCAGGATTGGTTCCACCTATGGGTTCCCCTGGTACTGGTGGTAAACCATCTCTGTATGGAACCCCTGGTGGTGCTGCAGGAGAACTTACAATCTCACCTGAACTGGCTACATTAATGGCTACTAAAGGTCTATACTAACCATGGCAGATAACTTCATGGTTGAAGGGTCTGATGAAGAATATCCCAATATCAAATCTGATTTAGACCTTTTCAGAAACAAGCTTACTGCTGAAAAACGAGTATGGGATTTATGTTTGCTATACCTCCAAGGCAAACAACATCTAACATGGGATCGTAATTCCAAAGCCTATACCTCAGATAGAGGTTTTAGTTATAAAGCAAAGTACACCTTCAATCTTCTTCTAAACCTTTATCGTACAGTCATTTCCAAACTTCAATTAGAGACTCCACACATTGCAGTATTACCTGCATCTGCTTCAGACGAAGACATAGTAAAAGCCAAATCCTCAGAAGAAGCACTAGGATATTATTGGTCTAGTGAGGGGATGCATGATATAATGCACAAAGCACTTACATGGTTAGTTTCTACTGGCAATGTTGGTCTTCACACTTACTACGATCCAGATGATGAAGCTGTGCATACCAAGGTAGTCTCACCTTTTGATATCTTCTTTGAACCAGGGGTAATGGATTATGAGGAAAGTCAATGGTGTGCAGTAAGAAGTTTAGTTACTAAGAAACAAGCTGCAGCATTGTATCCTGATGATAAAAGTTATATTGAACAGTTAGGTACAATTGACAACATGGATCTTCCTTATTCTAATACTGATAATCCACCTCCAGAAAGATTAGAAGTTTATGATGTTTATTGGAAGGATGGTAGGTATGCCATCATGATTGGTTCAAGGTATGTTGCCAAGGGTAAGTTCTCAAAACCAATAATGCCTGTACAGCACATTAGATACACAGACATTCCATATAAATTATGGGGTGTTGGTCTAGTGGAAAATCTTTTAGACCTACAGAACATCTACAACAGAACACGAAATCAAGTCATTGAGAATATTGACCTTATGAGTCATCCTAAGTGGTTGATTCCTAAGAGTGCTGGTATTTCCAATAATGCTATCAAAGGAAAGCCAGGAGAAAAGATTTATTATAATGCAGCAGGAGG